CCACTCGTGTCAGCTAATCTTGTAATGGAGGAGTCTTCTATTAGACTACTGCCATTAACTTTGTCTACTTTAACTGATATGTCTTGATCTCCCGTGTTTTCCCCTGATGTATCTTGAACCGTTGCTAACTGAGAGTCAGTTAGGTATTTTCGATCTGTGCTTGGTTCTATATCCTGAGTAGTTGCATCCTCACCTACTGTAATTAAACCATCTGCATCGTAAGTGATTTTTGTTTTAGTGTCAGGTGTGATTAATGTGTTTTTATCTAGCTTCCCACTTAAGTCTTGATCTCCTGTATTTTCTCCACTCGTATCAGCTAATCTTGTAACCGAAGTATCTTCTATTAAACTACTTCCAGTAACCTTATTTACCTTTAAAGCTAGAGCATCTACATCGGCATTACTTAATGGTTTATCAGCATCGGAAGTATTATCGGCTAAACCTAATTCTACATCATCCTTAGTCGTTCCATGAGGGTTGGTTCCATCGTCTAGGGTTAAGTTACTGTGTAAAGCTCCTTTTCCTTTTAGGACTAAACCTTCATCACTTGTATTAGACTCCCACCAATATTCTTTTACTTTTGAAACGCCACCATCTACAAACACTATGCCTACTGTTCTACCTATCTCTCTTATTCCTAAGGGTACCTGAGATTTGGCTTCAGCTATTGAGGTATATGTTCCATAGTAAGAGTCTGGACTTGCATGTGGAGTGGTTACTTTTACTTTATTAAAAAGATTAAAACTGCTCATATTTTATGATAAAGTGATTGTTAGTGTTGCTTCAAGTGGAACCCCAGAAGAATAGTTATAAATTCTGTATGACTGTAGATTAGAGCCCGCATCTGGAATACTTATGTTACTCTCATTATTTGTAAAGTTTGAAGTTACATTCTCACTGTTAGAAGTTTTAATTTCTATGTTAGATACATCTATATCTGTGGGTATAGCTATACTAGTGTGTGTTCCGTCAACATAAAATGAGAAGGAATTTATACTTTCAAAAATACTGCCTGTTGCTGTTTGTCTTAACTGTTCTCCATCTGATGAAAAGCTATTTGCTGTTTTATAAAATATCTTTATCTCTCCTTTTATAGAGTTGCTTTTTAGTACGCTACCAACAAATATTCTATTTGTGTCATCTATTTCCCCTAGATTATTTTGTTTTACTAAACCTATACCATAATTTATAATAGAAGAGTACTCTGTGGTACCTCTGCTTATAGTCACAGTATCTTCAACTTCTTTTACTAAATCCGTAGATAAGCTATCTAGTATATCTGTATTCCCCCTACTTATTCTTTGTCTGCTTACAGGCCCCGCATCATTTCTGATAAAACTGGATACTATCGTTCTTTCAATAGTGGAACCAGCTTCTACTAAATTGTCACCCAAAGATAAAGTTGAAGAAGGTTGTTCATAAGCTACTTCATTAGCTATTGCATCTAGTATATACTGTGCTACTTCTATGTTTGTACTTTCATCTAAGTTGGAAACTTCTATAGTTCCTAGCTGTGAAATTACTTCTGTTTCAAACTCAGGGGTTAAAACATTTTTAAGTCTATCGGTAAAATATATCTCTACTTTATCCGCATCCGTTCTTACAATGTAAAGTGCATTGGGGCATCTATGTTCTTTTTCTGGTAATCCTAAAACAAAAAACTTTTTTAGTTCGTCCATATTACCATTCTATTTTTGATGCACAAGTAACATTGGGAACTTCGTCTACATTATCTGAAGTATCCTTATTTACGTATACGGTTTTTATTTTAGTTTTATTATACTGTTCCTTACAATCTTCGTTACCTTCTAGTATTACTTTCTCGGTGAAGTTTTTAATTTCGCACGAAGGTTTTGATAATATTCTGTGTATTATAAGCGTGTGTAAAAATTTGTCTTTTTTAACTGTTTTTCCTATGCCAAACCTTTTTTTTAAGTTCTCTTTTGTTACATAGTCAATAAGGAATTTCTCTACCTCTAAGGCTACTATCGCTAAATTTTTTATTTGATTACTTAGTGGCATTTAAATACAGTTTTTACATTCTTTAAAGGCTTCCATCTTATTCTGAGCGAGCTTAAAAAATTCCTTTGCTTTAGGAACATCTCCTTGTCTTATTTGAGCAGAAGCTGCTTCTAAAAATCCTACGATATATAGCAAATAATCTCTAACTTCTCTATCAAAGATATCGTACTCTATTCCTAATTTTACCCAAACCTTGTCTAGCTCTATTTGTAATTCATCTTTTTTTAGATAGTATTTCTCAACAATCCTTTCTCCGTTTTTTCCTCCACGTACTTTTATATTCCATATTCCATCTTCCAAGTTTTCTAACTCTTCACCACAACTCAAACCTAAATTTAAACTATTAAGTCCATTTGTTGCGTTTTTGTTGAACACCCTTACTATCGCTTCTTCCATACTGGGTGGTGTAACATATAAATATGCTGGCATGTCTTCAATAACCAACCACTCTGAAAAGTCAGATACAAGAATGACCCTTGGATCTCCAGAGTCTAATATTTGAAAGTCTAACCTTATTTTACCTATATTTGAATCCATGTTAAAATTCTACCATTAGTGAGGCACCTACCGTTTGGTTTGTACCTGCGTTTATAAATAAGTATGTTTTATTAATTCTAATACCTGTGTTCATCTGTATAAACTGTGAGTCTGTCTGAAAGGATTTTCCGTATCCTGCTCCGAAAATGAAACCGAAAACGTCTTTTTTAAACTTCTCTTCGTAAGGTAAGGATATTACATCTATTTTAGATATTTTTACAAAGTCTGGAACTTTAGTATTTAATCTATACATACCTTTAGACTCCTCTTCTATTCCCAAAGAAAAAGATAAAGGTTTTAATGTAAATTTGCCTTTGCCTGTTTTAGTTTTAGTGTCTATGTTTGCACTGTATTTTATAAAATAATCTTCTTTTATTGGGTAGTAGTCATTAAATTCAAAACTACCTTCCGATTTTTTTACAACTTCTATTGTTGTTTCTATTGTGTCAAATACCACCTCTTGCTCGATTACTAGATTTGGCTTTTTTAACTCCAATTGTAACTCTTCTACTTTTATTTTAAGTTGTTTTGCTGTAGCTGTATCCGCTACTAGTTTTGAGTAAAGGCCCTTCTGTAGAATAACAAGACTGTCATTTTTTAACACTATGCTCTTTACTTCTTTTTCTAGCTTTCTAATTTTACTGTCTGAAAATTTATTAGCTAAATACCAACCTATAAGTAAGGCTAGTATAAAGAAAAATATTGTTACCCAATTTTTAAGAATTATACTCAAAGCTTTTTGTTTACTTGATTTCTATCATTATACCGTCTACTTCTTTTAGGTAAGATAGTAGTTCTCCTATTGCTGTTTTTGAACTAACTACATCTATTTCGCCGTCTTTATTAATATCGCTTAATCCTGTACCAATTAAAACACAACCTAAAATATCTGTGTAATAGTTTCCTTTGTGTACTAATATTTCACTCCTATTTGGAACGTCCTGAATCCATAGGCATTCTCCAAAATTCGGAGAATTGTGCTTTTTAGCCTTATAGCTTCCTTTTGGAATGCAGCTTATATACTTTTGGTTGTTTAGCCAAGGGAGCTCCAAAGAGTCCCAACTATCAATAACAGAGTTGTTATCCTCTAACAAGTAAAATTTACCTATAGACTGTTTTAACTCTGGGCTGTACCTATCAATTAGTATCTTCATTTTTCCTCGCCTTTAGATATATCACCTGTTAACTTTTTTACTAGTCCTATAAATACCTCTCTTATTTTTAACAGCATTACACTTATTATGTCGGCATTAACTATATCCTTATTTTGCCTTATAGATATCATATTTGTTATGATTGATATCCCCTCATGTAAAACTAGTATTTTAATTACTATGTCTATTAACCATATAAAATTATAGCCTAGTCCTAATGCGACTAGTGCTAATATCATAGGTATTGTTAATATGGTGGCTTTGGTTAAAATGCCCCAAAGCATCATCTTTAAGCTGAATTTTATTTTTGAAACTCTAACTGCTTTTATTGCACCAAAAAAAGTGTCTATAATCATAAGCCACATTAATATTCTTACAATATCAATATCTAGGCTCAAGTATGCAAATGCAGCATAAGTTAAATAAGTTATATATTCCCATGTATCTGGGTCTAAGTTTGTTAATTTTGCTAAGAAAATCTTTAAAGACATAATTAATTATAGTAGTGATTATTAATTAGTGAACTACCCACCCAAGCCGATAGGCTATGACTGAGTTTCGAAAGTCAACACTTCTACGATTGTAGACAGTTCGTTCCGATTTTTAAGAGTGTATTCCCCACTCAAATGCTTATTAAATAAGGGGGCATATTTCATCCCCCTATATTTAAAGTTATTATGCTCCAAAAGCTTTTACTGTAGGTAATCCTACTGTAGCAACTAGACTGTTAAGTACAGTCTCTACATCTACATGCTTTCCAACTTCGGCAGCAATGGTGTAAACGAAATTCTCTTGAATCTTTTGTCCCATACTCTGAGAGCTTGATTCTGGAGATACTTTCAACTTGTATACTACATATTGTGCATCTGCTACAAGAACTGACTCTTCTCCAAGTAAAGCTTTTACAAACTCATTTTGGTGGCCATCAGCATGTCTATGTCTCTGAACTCCTGTGAAATAGTTGTGGTCTCTGTCCTCTAAAGCATAAAGGTGTCCTCCTAAGTTAGAAAGGTCTTCTGCTCTTGAAAGAACTTTTACACTAAATCTATCTCCACTACCTTCCATTAAAGAATAGAATACGTTAGCTCTATATCCACCTACTACAGAAATTCTTGTAGAAGTATCTATAAATGGCACACCGTCTCTTAAAAATTCTCCTGGATTAACTATAGTTTCTTTACCTCTAAGTCTGATACCCATTTTAGCATCTGCACTATAAGTTTTAGCTACTCCAATCCACTCGGTAAAACCAAATGCAGAAGGTGATTCAGAAATAAACAGATCTCTAAAAATTGTTGCACACTCTTCCTCTACTATGCTTGTAACAACACTTGTAGAATATACAGTTTGACACGCTACTGAGCTTGCTGCTGTTATAGTTAATTCTGGATAAGTCTCTTCTACTTCCGTTAGTATATTATCTCCACATTTATCATCAGATAAAGTAAGAGTATAAGATTCCGTCAATGCATTTGCAGTACTTCCTGCTGACCAAGCTTCAGTTGTTTCTGAATCATTAGAACAGATATCTTTTGTCTCGCCGATTTTTGATAATTCTGTTGTTGGGTTTGCCTCAACAAACGCATCAATTTCAGCATCTGTTAGTTCATCATCGGTAGCTACAGCGTAGACACCTTTACCTCCGTCTTGACCTTGCTTAACTACAGAACCTGCAATTACACCTGGTATACCAACGACCTCTGGAGTTGCAGCTGAATCTGGAGTAAACTTCGCAGACTCATCTTCACCGTCATCTTCTAAAGATACATAGTAAATTACTCCACCTGTATCTGCTGTAAATCCTGTTGGGCAATCTGCACAACCTTTAATTACAGAACCTACTGTCTTAACAAAAGCTGCTGGTACACCTGCTGTTGCTATAGTAGGAATTAAAATGGTATAAGTAGAAACTGCACCTTTTCTATCACTCCTCTCTACCTTAGTTCCAAACTGTGCTTGAACTTGTGCTAAAGAATTACTGTCTCCTACATCTACCAAAGATAGATTATAAAAGGTGTGTTCTGTCTGTCCTGATAAAGAACCACTTTCAGAGTTAACTGGAGTAACTTCTAAAATATCGCTAAAAGGTATGTCAGAAATAAGTTTATACTCTTCTTTAAGATTGATGATAGCTTGCTCTACAATCTCTTGATTGGTCTGTGTTGCACTTTCTTTTGAAAAAAATACTTCCGCAGTTATAAAATCTCCACTGTAACCTATCAAAGATATAGTTCCTCCAGAAAGTTCAATTTGCATTGTCTCTACTTCCCCTACTTCTAAATCAGAGAAATCTAAAGCGCTACTGTCTTCGTTTCCATTGTACCCAACAATAAAATCATCTACTCTTTTGTTAGCACTTGGAGCGAATACATCTAATCCTGTGATTTCACTTAATTTGAAAGTTCTAGTTCCTTTGTTAAAGTTAGCTTGCGTTCTGGCAAGGTCTAACTCGTTAACTCCTACTTTAACCTGTAGTCGGGTGTCTTTGGAAAGTCCTGAAAAATTAGAGATTGCTTTAAGTCCATTTCTTCCTGAACTTCTAGCATCAAATACTCCTAATTGACCTTTGGCCAAATCGAGGGAGCCTCCTTGTTTCATTACATTTCCGTTTAATGTAGGTAAAAACCTATCAAAACCTCTGTGTAAACTCATTGTTTTAAAATTTAATGTTAATTAATATAGTGATTTGTGTGTTACGAAATATTCTCGTTCTGTCTTTGCTTGTCGAATTGGAAACTTGGATCTGCGTTGTTGATCTTAAAGTCCCCTACCATTGCAGAAACGATTCTGTCTACCACTTTTTCTGGTAGTTCAATCTGTACATTTTGGAATGTACTTTCTGGATTGTCAGGATCTTGTAGTTGTATTTTAATCGGGTACTTGTAATATGTTAGGAAAGTTTTGTCGATACTCATCCCCACCTCTTTGTAAACCTTTAGTCGGTCTCCTGTGTAATTGTATGGGGCCTCTCTATAGTCAAAAGAGGGTGAAAAAAAAGAACTTGTTAGTATGTTTGATTTGTCTTCATCTCTAAGTTCAAATAAATCTATATGTTCATTAGAGCAGGTTCCTTTTGAGCCTGTGGCACTTGCTGAAGACCAACTTAAAAAGTCTTGGGGTAAGCTAAATAAACTATAACCCTCTTCTTCAAGTTCAAGGTCTAACTCTAAATTATCCACGAGTAGTGCCTGAATATCTTTTTTTACGTCTAATTGCCTATTGTGTAAATAAAATTGGATTACTCTAACTGACAACTCATTATATAATAAAGCTACTTTACCCCTGTCAGTAGAAAAGTTATCATTCGTAGAGTTCTTCTCTGCTTTTACTATATACTTATCGTAGACATCGTTTGGGGTCATTTATCTTACTCTAAATGTGAATTTATTTCTGTTAAGACAGCAGCTTTTTGTGAGGCTAATTTGGCTCCTTGTTTTAAAGAACCTCCTAGTTGCATATCTCCTATTACGAAAATGTCTCTGTCTTTTGTTACTACTCCTTTTTTAGATAAGGTTTGTAGCTCTTTAAATATTCCTAGTTCTACCATTCCCTTTTTATTTCCCGACATTTCTGCTGCTTCTAAAAAGTTTTTTTGGTTGGAATACCCGTCTCTCTTGTTTTCTGTAAACTGTTTGAACCTTTGATTTATTGTAACATCTGGTGTGTCTACTGTAATACCTTTTAGTCCAATATAGTTTAGTATTAAATGTAATACTGTCGGGTTATTTTTAAGAGTATAGAACTTACCGATAGTATCTATTTGTAATGCATCTTTCTCTTGTTCAACATCTCTCGCTTTATCTCTATTCTCTATACAAAACTGTGCTGACCTATACTCTGGTAAATCTTCTAAATCTTTAGGTGCTAAAGACCTGTTTATAATACAAATAAATAATTGAAGAGCGTGTTGTGGATCACTCGTTTTAAAGAGTTTTCCATTTTTTAAGTCAACATGAAAAGAACTATCATTAACAAAATTCCAAAATCTACTCTCAATATCTTTTGGATCTAATTTCCCTTCTCCGTATCTTTTTTCAAAGGGCTTTATAATAAGCTCTTCTACTTTATCTATAAAAATTGCCCTATCTTTAACAGACATATCTGAGAGTACGGGGCTTCCCTCATGCAATCCAGTGTCCCAAATTCCTACATCTTCATTCCAAACTGCCTCTACTGTGTTAACGCCTACTTGATCGTCTAAGTATTTTGTAGTCCTACTGTTTTTAAATCCGTCTGGTGCATCTGCATCGTACTTAGGTACTACTTGGTAAATGATATCTTCTGATAAATCTAATGGATATCCTTTAATATCAATTATTTTTTTTAAACTTTTAGTCATGTTTTAGATGTTTGGTTTATCTGGATACAAAAATAAGCAAATAGATTTGTTATTACAAATTTGTTAATTGTGGTTACTTTTGTTAATTATTAGTTATTATCATAACTATATTTTAATGTACCACTGTCGTAAACTCTATTGTAACCTCTTTCTTTCATTATTTCTTTTTCAGTTTTTGCCTTATCCTCTTCATTAACTATTATCTCAGACTTTCTATACTTAAATCTATTCTCCCTAAAATGACCTTTTGTGTAGAAATAGTTCGGTTTAGTCTTAGATGTTAAACTAAATCCTAGCTTTTCGTATAAATTTCCCATGCTCCACCTTCTATCTGCGTAAGATACAACATTTTTAACTTCAAAGTTTCTGAGGAAATGCTTAAACAGTTTTGAAGCTCCTCCTATAACTGTTGTATTTTTTTCATTGCAAAATCTAAGTAGTTCAAAATGACCTTCTTTTTTGTTACTACCCAAGCTTTTTCTTAGCCCTCCAAAAGTCATGATAGAAACCAACCTATCCTCATAATATAAACCCAATTTAATTTTGGACCCTAACTTACCTTGTATGTGGTTACTGTCTAAGAACAGCATTGCTTCTGTTGTAGGCACTTGTTTTACATGGCATTTTCTAGCATATATTTTGTTTTCGGTCTCACCTACTAGATTTAAAAGCCTGGATTTTACAATGTCTTTCTTGCTTATCCATTCATCTGAAAAAATATGTATAAGTTGATAGCCTTTACTTTCACAAGACTCTGTTTTAAGTAGGTGATAGTCACTGTTTAAAAACTTGTCCGAGTGAAAATATAAACCGTTATACTCTATTGCTATTTTTTTATCCGCTACTAATACGTCTATCTCTTGTGGTGCTATTATACTTCTGTTTCTCTCTTCTACTTTTAGACCACTATCCTTTAAAAATTCGTATATCTCAGATTCATTATTAGAAATAGAGTGACCACACTTAGGGCACCCTTTACCTGATAAATGTGCATTGGCCATTTGCTCGAAGTATCCATGTTTTTTACAAACTATACCAACTGTGTCTTTTGATTTAGTATACTCTGCACCTTTATAATCATAAAGGTTGGAATGTACTTCTTTTGCTTTCTCTAAAAATTGGCCATGTTCTAAATAATTTTTAGGTGTTTCCTCTGAACATTTTTTACAACCACTTCCTGTTAGATGATTAAAAGGTGATTGAAAAAAACTTCCATGTTTTTTACAAATAATTTCTACTTTTTTATTTGAGGTTTGATAATTTGAATTTGTATAGTCGTATAATTCACCATGTACTTTTTTTGCTCTTTCTTTGAAGTCCTTTTTAGTTACTCTAGAGTTTAGACCTCTATTTATTTTACCGCACTCTGGACATCCTTTTTTTCCTAAATGGTTTGATGGTGCTTGGAAAAAGCTTCCGTGCTCTTTACAAATTATCTCTACCTTAGTGACACTATTTTGATAGTTTACTTTACTATAGTCATAAGTATCTCCGTGTACTTTTTTAGCTTTTGTTGTAAATTTTTCATTACTACTACACTTTGCATTGGCAGTTCTAACCCCACCACACTTAGGGCACCCTGAACCTTTTTTATGATTGAAAGCTATTGTTTTAAATTCACCATGTATAGGACAGTTGACCACAACATTGCTTTTGGCAGTAGTATAAACTGTATTTTCATAAGTATAGAAACCTTTGTGGGTTGCTGCACACTCTTTTATAAAACTTTCTGTTGTAATTTTCATGTCGTAAATATAAACAAAAATACCCACTTCTGCAAATGAGAGAGTGGGTATCTTAATAAAATAGTGTTTATTACTTTAGTTAAATCCTCTTCTAAACTTAGGAGATTTGTGAATCATCACAATCTTAGAAGGGTCTTTAATGAATACATCTGAGATATTATAAGCAAAATATTCTTCGGCCATGTATTTACCCGCAGCCATAATATCGCTAGATCTTCTAGAGTCATATCTTCCTGTGCTACGTCCTGAGTACATTACTGGACCCTCTGGTTTTACTAGGAAAATATTTGAATTTGCATTACCACCTTCAGCTAAGTTTGTTCCTGCTGGCAAGTTTGAAGTTGCGTTGTTAGAAAAGTCTTGGCTAGAAGCGTCCCCTATAATCATAGAGTATGTAGAGTGGGCTGCTCCATCTGGGTGCATTCCTGTCTCAAAACGATCTCCTCTTAGACCATAATCTAAGTTTACATCTCTTTCGATTTCTACCATACCTATCATTGGAAGATATACATTTGTAAATCTTACTGGCAACATGCTTAAGTTAAGCAAATCAGTTCCTGTGATAACATCTTTTTTCAAGAGTGCATCTTGGTTGAATAGCGGAGAAAGTTGTGCAATTTGAAGATTGACTTCTTCTTTGAAAATCTCTAGTACATTATAAAATGCTTGAGTACCACATTTGAATTTGATACGTCTTGATTCAAATTCTAGATCTGATTTGCTAAAGATATATTCTACAGCTTTTCTGATGTGCTGTTTTGTAATCTCTCTTCCGTATTCAATAATTCTACCTCTCATTGCTTGTCTCCAAAGACCGTCATTGAATCTTAGAACTCCGTTAGTTGTTCTAACTTCACCAGACTGTTGGAATAAAAGTTTTGTAGAAGTAATCTTATCAAGATACTTCATTGTAAGAAGTTCCATTGTAGAACCAAGGTTAGCAGAAGCTTTGATTGGTTGTCCGTTTTTAGGATCTACGTCCATTCTAACTGCAACGTCTCCATAGCCTTTAGCATCCATTTCACCTTTAATCTTATCCATGTACTGCTTAGTTCCTGCTGTTGCAATTCCTTCTTTCAAAGTTACTGAACCTGCCTTAGCTGTAATGAAAGATTCGACACCAGTTACTGAACCTAATCTAAACTCAAACTTCATACTTCCAGGTGTATCTGGCATGTCAAGTTTAGCAAATTTAGTTCCGTATTCTGGGGCACCGTGAGATACAACGAAAAATTCTACACCTCTATTAAGCTTCTCTACTGGAAAACTTGCCCTTTTATTCTGGGTTGTAAGTTGTAGTGGTGTCCTATAACCAGTTCCTGTTGGCTCAACATCCTCTTCGTCAGAAACTACTGCTTGGATTCCATCAAAATCATCATAACCAATTACTGTTCCTGGCGATAACTCTTTGTTAAAATTTGCATAAAAAATACCATTATCCACTCCTGCGAATGTTTGGTGGCTAGAAGACTCTTCAACGAAAAGACCTCCTTTTTGTTTGTTTTCTATGGAGTAAGTAAAACTACCCTCAAAGCCGTTTACTTCTAATACAGAACGTTCTCCTACGAGGTCTGTTAATAAAGAAGCTGGGGATTTTTCCCTCTTCTGGTCGTTCCACATAGTCATAAGACCCATGTGATTCTCTAGCGGATCTTCTTGATACCAAGAATTTAGACTCGCTGAGTCGAACCCACCGTTGAAATATTTTCCAACGTCTTGCCCTTTCATAAAGGCAATCATTTGATTCCCATTATTAATAGTAGGAATATTCGTTTGTAAACTCATTGTTTTTAAAATTTATTAGTGATTTGTATTTATTTCTTTTCTAACCTCTTGAAAAACTCTTCTTCTGTTTTGTCTTCCTTTACTGTTTCTTTTTTAGAACTTGATTTAGAACTGCTGCCTGACTCTTTTCTTAAAAGATTTAACTTTCTAGCTGTTCCTACTTGTTCTTTTTTAATCTCTTTGCTTGCTATATTTTTTCTGTATTCCTCTGGATTACTCTTCCAAATTAAAAACTCTGCAAGCATTTTAGGATCTTCTCTTAAAGATTTAATCTCTTGGTCAAAACCCTCCTTTGAAGTTGCTTTATCAATTAAAGGTGAAGTAAAAGCTGGTTTGTCATAACCTAAGTTTTTAAACTCTTCTCTTAAATCCTTCTTTAATTTTTTAGTGTCGTCCTCTTGCTTTTGCTTATTGTCGTAAGTGGCTTGCTTTTGCTGTCTTAAAGTTTCTTTAAAAGAGTCTTTAAGTTTGTTGGCAAAATTTGTAGCTTTGGTCTCTAACTCTAAATCTACTTTGTCAGACTGTATTAGGCTGTCGATTTGTTTAGAACTTAAAGCTTTGTTTTCCATAGAATACATCTGTCTGACTAGCTCTTCTTGATGATCCTCTTCGTTTAGGTCATAACTCTCTAGTGGATTTATGAACTGTTCTTTTATTTTAAGGACGTTTGAAATATCCCCTCCGTTTTTAGAAATCTCTATTACTTCTAAAGATATTTCATCTAGCTCCGACTTGTTAATATAGTTGCTAGATATGTCTTTTTCGTTTTCTTCTTTTTGAGCTTTGATGATTTCAAAGAAAGTGTCTTCGTCTAAATCTTCAATTTCTGATATTGAGGTTTCTTCTCCTTTGTAATCAATTACATAGTCTTCCCAAATACCTTGCTCTATATATTTTTTAGCCATTTTACTAGGTTGAGATACTTCTCCAGTATTTTTCTCAGGCTCCTTATTTTTTTTAGCTTCCTCTTCAGCAGATTCAGTTTCTGCTTTTTTTACTTCTTCTTCTTTTTCGTCATCGTTGTTTTCGTCTTTTTCATCGTCTTCATTTTCTTTGGCATCTTCTTCATGTTTTTCATCTTCTTCGTTTTTAAATCCTTCAAAGGACGGTTCTTTATTTGTGTCTTCTACTTCTTCGTTTGTAATAAGCATGGAACTAAAATCATAAGTTCCTGCTGGTTGTCTTACTTGTGTATTTGTTTCTTTGGTTTTCATACTGCTTTGCAAATATATGTTACTATTCTGGTTTTTAAAAATATGTTAAAATTTAACATTGGCTGTAATAGTTGTTAATTATTATTTAACTTAGACCTCTAATATGTCTCCTGTTCTTTTAGCCATGTTTGTATCTCTTTGAACTTGGTTTTGTTCTTTCTGTACTTTAAGCTGTTCCATTTGAAGTTTTAGTTTGGCAAATGCTAACTCTTGTTTTGATATGTTATCTTCTTTTTTTATCTTATTCTTCTCCCCTTCTATTCTTTCTTTGGAATATCTGTCTGCTACTTTATTAACGTCCTCTACATCTCCATCTTCTTCATTTCTGTCTTTAACTCTTGATACGGCAGCTATATGTGAAGTCTGTAAATTATTATCTAGCTCTCTTTGTTGTGTTTCTCTTTTTTCTACTCTATCTAATTCTTTCTGTTCTGCTTCTGCTTGTAGTTTGCTGTTTACTAGATTTTGCTCGTATTCTTGTTCTTGTTGTCTTTGCTTTTCAATATCCTTTCTAGATTCTTTTAATACTTTGTTTATTGTTTGGAAGCTTTCACTTACAATTATTTGAGATATGTCTAGCAAGTCATTACTTAAAGTGTTTGTTTGTAGAATATACTGTTTGAACTCCTCTAACTGTTTTCTCTTTTTAGAGTCTGCTATTGGTAATAGTCCCAACTTTCTTAAATGAAAATCTTCGTCTTTAAATACTTGTCTTATTAAAAACTGCTCTTCATCACTCCTCATATAAGAGAAAGATATCTCCTTATCATTTGCCTCACAGAACTGAGCTATCGTTAAACCTACTTCTAAGTCTTTTAGTCTAGCTTGGTCCATCTCTTCAAATACATGCTCTATTTGAGCTACTGAATTTACCTGTCCAACTTTAATACCTTCCGCAGTAGAGTATTGGTCGGGAGTTTTCATATTCTGTTCGGTTATTCCTATACTGTCTAGTGCTAAGTTTTTGTAGTACCTTGCCAATTCCATTTTCTGTTGTATCTGTGGTACAAAAGATATATCCTGTGGCATCATGGAATTATACTGTTGTCCTACCCTGTCTTTCATATTTGCTTTTGACATATCAATAGGAACTAATCCTGTGTCTCTGGCCATATCTAAAACATTAAGTAGTGTTTCTCTAGCATCACCCATACCTTCAAAGTCAGAAGGTAATAGAGAAATATCAAACAACCAAAATATACCTATCTCTTTTTCTGTTAAAGAGTGCATAAGGTTCATTTGGTAGTTGTGTTCTATTTGATAAGGTCTCATTTTTTTAGCCTCGGAATTTGTGACAATTCCTGTGACTGGTAGACTTATATCGTATATTTCTGAGTTGCCTTTTATTTGAATTTCCATAGGGCCGACATCTAAGTATATGTCTTTTCCTAATATTGTATTCCTTCCTGAAAGTTTGATACCTTTGTATGCTATTGGAGCATAGGTAAAAACAATAGAATTTGGTTCTAATGTTCCTTTTTCCATTTCAGTTTCAAACTCTTTAAGGGATTTAGATCTTAAAGTCTTTATGTTGTTTTCTGTTAAAAAGTCATCTAGTAATTCATCTGTTACCCACTCTGTAACTCCTCTACCAAAATCGTTTTCATAATATAGTAAACCTATTTTCTGCCAAGACTTCCAATAAGCTTGTGTAACTCTAATAGTATCTTCTCTTACATCTATATCTCTACGAAGGTATTTAGTTACGCTATTTACACCTACGTTGTTGTCAAAGTCGTAATCTGGTATCCAGTCAGCAGCTTCTTGTTGCTGTCCTTCATCATCATAAAAAGTAGTTTTTCCTAAAGGTACTTGTAAAGCTGACTGAAGCTCTAAAGAAGATTTTCTGTCATAGTAGTTTTCGTGTGGTATTAGTTTTGCATCTTCTGTTAGATTATTTTCTAACATCTTTTGGAACCCAGGCTTTTTACTGTTTCTTTCTCCTTGTCCTCCACCATTATAATCGAAATGATTCATTATGAGTTTGATGTCAGCCTCTTTCATCAAGTGGCCAAAATTGTCAACTATCTTAAACGGTGCCATCTCTGTTAGGTGTCCTACATATTCTCCTTTTTGTGGATATTTTAAATCTGCATCTTCCGAGAAAAATGTCTCTACTGTATTCCAGCGTTCTATATTATAATAATCGTAGCCTATCCTATAATGTTTAAAGTATCTTCCTGTAAGAAACCTGTCTACAAAAAACTGTCTCTCCATTTCATCTAGGTTAAATACTACCCTATCTTTTTCTAATGTTATTCGGGCCCATTTAGCTGCAATAGGTTTCCACTCTGTTTGCATTGCAGAGTTTATTTCTGGTGGAGTAGCTAGTTCTGCCTTTTTTTGTTCGAGCATTTGAATATACTGCTGTTTTTGCTCGTCAGTTTTAAGCTGCTCCAACTGCTCAATAAATATCCCATTTCTTGCTAATCTGGTTTTTAATTCTGCTTGAAAATATTCTCTTGAAAAATCGAAAAGTCTATTTGTTAGTTCCCTGTCATATTCATTTACAGCTATTTCATCAAAAAAGTCTACTCTAAATTTTGCTTTGGTCTCATTGTATTTTGTCGCAAGGTGATGAGCAACTCCTCCTATTATGTCAAAGTGCCTCACACTCGAAGGTATATTTGCTTTGTCTCTTATTCCCTCTACATGTTTCAATATCTCAGGGGTCATCTCGTAATCGGTGTACGCTAAATCCCCCTCAACCATTCTATAGTATTCATCAAAAACAAGATTTTTGGTTATCTGCCTTTGACCTATTTCCTCTAGTCGGTCCATTGTATCTTCTCCCCACTTCTTATTTTTTTTATAAGAGGGTATTGCTTGCGGAGGCAAGGCTGAGGACACCTGATTTGGTGAACCTAATCCCTGAAATACGTGGGTATATAAACTAGCTGAATCCTTTGACATTTCTATATTTTATGTTTTGCAAAGATACGTATCTTAACGCTCCGTTACAAATTTGTTAAAGTTACCAATACTTCCCTGCTCTGTTTGTATTAGGATAAGGGTTCTTTTGGCGACTAGCTCTTGCTAATCTATTGTTTTTTATTTTTTCTCTTTTTATTTTTTCCTCCTCTTGAGTTAAAGGCGGTTTTGGAGCTCCGTAGGTTACTTGTAAAAAGTAGTCATAAAAATATGCAGACATTGCAGCAGTTATACCATCGTGGTTTCCTCCAAATTTAAACTTAATCATCTCATCTAAAAGTCTTATATCTTTAACTTTTTCAAAGCCCCATCTAGTTCTTATTCTTCCTTGTTCATCTTCGTATTTTTCTTTTTTCTTCATTACATTTATGAAGTATCCCATAAGTGAAGATTTGTTTTTAACTGTTGGGGCCCACCCAAATCTTCTGTTATCATTCCTATTTAGTTCAAACCTCCCTGTTAGGTTAAACGATTCTATTATGTACTCGTCTGTCAACTCTAACTGATCTGTATGTACCTTGAATCCCATGTCTTCGTTCTCCATAAATACAGGAGCTTTGAAAAACTCCATCATCATAAGCCCCTGTTCGTGGAAGTGTGGGTGTGAGTCTGGTCTTGAATGATAAGTCGCTGCCACATCCCCAGTGAATCTATTTACAAGTACAAAAGAACCAACTGAATCTGAATCAGCTTTGTCTTGTTTGTAATCATCAAGTCCTACAACATAAAAACCAAAGGTGTTTCCATCCATCGGGTCTTCAAATATAGTACAAGGTGCATCGTGATTTCCACCATTATAAGGAAAAGGAGCATATTCTTTATTTGATAAGTCGTAAGTTACATCTCCATTTTTATCATAGGAAAATACTACTTTTTTACCTGTGTCTCCTTCCTCGATTATTCTTTGTTTGTAATTTAAAAGCTCTTCTTTTGGAAAAGGGTTTTCCTTACCTGACAAAAATATTTCTTCTATATCTATTGGGTAGTATACTTTTTCTTTAATTAGTTCGTCTTTATCTCCCGATTTTAACTCTCTGTCTTTTGTAATTATGTCTAGTGCTACTTTCCAGTCTGTAACTAATATCTTTATTTTATCTAAGTTTGGTGTAGAGGGCACTCCTAAATACTCTGCTAAAGTTTTTTCTATTTTTATAAGCCCTTCTTTGGCACTCATTTGCCCTGGTAAATAGGTTCCAAATTTTCTTCTAGTCCAAGTTATAAGTTCTTTTGGAATACCTCTTTCTAGGTTATCAAAATTCATCTGTGATATACCATAAGTGTTTGGTGCAGCTAATACTTTTAATGCGTCTTCTACAAGCTCCTCATTTGCGTTTCCTGTTCCTGATAATATTGGTACACATCTTTTGCCCCCTGTTGCATCGAAACTTGGTTTTGCTGCATTAAGCTGTTCTAAAAAAGATATCTTCATACACTCATCAAGTACAAAAGCATCTGGTGTATAACCAGCTAATATTTCAGACTTTTTTTTCTTTCCTGAGTCTAAGTTTACAATCTCTAATACACAAGAAGCAAGTGTTTTTTGATTTTTGGTCTTTATGCCTAGTGTTACTTTCTTGGACCAGTCAGAACTAGGATTTGGTATCTTAAATGCTGGGTCGGCATTAGTCATTGTTTTTTTAAAGTTTTTCTCTATTTGTCCTAAATCTTTAGAACTACCCCCAGCAACTATTAATTCTTTTCCTCCTTGTAATGCTACTGTCTGTAAGTGAGATGCAATGTCTGTTGTCTTTGCTGCTCTTCTTGTTGCACACAAAAATAAGATATAGCCGTCTTCCCTTCTCTTAGCTTTTTCGTATTCGTCTTGAATAACAAACCACTCGTTGTCTCTGAGTGGTGGGTGCATCAACTTATCTTTAGATTCTTTTTCTTGGGTGTTTGGGTTTATGTAATCTTGAGGTATATCTGATTTAAATACATTTAGGTGAGTATACATCCAAGGGGATATAAATACTCCATCAATGGTGATGCCGTCCCTAATTTTCTTATATTCATCAATATAAAACTGTAATGTTTTTTTGTCTTGTTCAAAATAATGTTTTTCTGGATTCCACTCTGGTGGATTTTCCATGTGGATGAGCATTTCATTTTTTGGCGTGGATTTAAAGTCTAGATTCATAGCATCCATAATCTCTTTGATTTTTGGATACTCTCTTTCTACTAAGTCTCTTATTGCTAGGGTTGCTTTTTGATTATCCCAAAGCTCTAATATACCTTCCTGGTTTTCTCTGTCTAAGTCTAATTTATATATTTTGTCTTGTATGGAGTTTTGGTCTTTGTATAATAGGCTGTCAAACTCTATCTCCTGACTTTTAAAGGTCTTCTCGTCTAGTTCCTCCTCTTCGTCTGGTATATCTTCCTCATTGACACTAAACTCCTCAGACCTAGATGTAAAATTGTCTATTCTTTTTAAATGGTGGTCTATAGGGACCCTCATCTTTTTTATGATATTATTAACAGAATCTTTTCTGCCTATATCCTCAGAAACTTTAGAACAGAAGTATGTGAGCCTATCTAGAAGTGCAGATACAAGCTTAGTCTGTATTTTATACTCTCCTTCTTTTCCTTCCCACTTCTTACTCTTATTATCTTTTATAAAGTAAAACTTACAGTATGATATCTTGTTGTCGCCATCTCTTTCAACCTCTGCCTTAGACCAATCATTATCTTTTATATACTTAAAATAGTCCTCAGACTTAGATACATTCTTTTTCCTAAAGTTTTTAAGAAATTGATTCATTTATAGTAATTTTTTACAAAAATACGGAATATAGCTTAATCTACAAAAAATGTTAAATTGAAAAATCCAGAAGGTAGACTTCTGGACTTAGTAAAATTCACCTAATACCAATTAAAATGAATGAATGGTTTAATTATTTTTCCATTGTACTTAGGAGTCTTTCTTTGTACTCTTTGTAATGGTCTGATTTTAATATCTTATTAACCGCTTCTCTTTGAGCTCCCTTTTCTCTTTCTACCACCTTATTGTTAGCTACTATAAAAGTTGTTTTTGTTCTCTGTTCTTTTAACTCTGATAGTACCTTATTTAGGTCTTGTGAAAAATATTCATCTAGACCTAACTCTGTGGCCAAACCATAGTATGTCAAAAGTACTTCTAGCATAGTCTTTTGGTCCTTAGCTTTTATTTGGAAACCGTACATAAGAAACTCCATCTTTTGTACTAGCTCCTCTTCCATATTCTCTAATTCATCATCAGAGTCGTGCATTTCTTGTATGAGACTATCTTTGTTTTTTTGTAAGTCATCATTTTCAGTATTTATAAATTGAGTAAAGACTTGCCATTCATCATAAAGGCTCTCTACTTTTTTAATTATAAATCTTTCGGAGTTACCAAGTTCTGTTCTATCCTTCATTTTCAATAGTTTTAGCACGTTCTAGGTTTGTTAGAACCTGCTCGTCTCTTAGTTCTAATAAATCAGATAGTTTATCTGTTCTTTTTGAATTACCATAAGGTCTAAAGAATGCATAGTGCACCTGTGCATAGGAGTAATCCTCATGCTCTTCTAGGAAGTCTATTAGTTCTTTTACTATGGATGCTTTAGTTGCTGTCATTATTCTTCTATTTTACCTGTTAGTTTTATTTCTGTTTTGTATTCTTTTTTGTTGACATCCTCGTAGTAAAAGTAAACCCTTTTGTTTACTCGCCCTAAAAGCTTAGTATCATACTCTATGAATACTCCTACTTTTTCTTCTTTTGCATAAAGAACTCTAACTTTAGTACAACCTCCACAAGAAGCTTCTGCAAAGAACTTTTTCATAACTACTCCTGGAGAAAACTCTAGTTCTATTTTTACTTCTTTACCTTTAGTTATGGTCCCATAATCTAGTTCGTAATTTCCATCACTTACTTTTTTTAGAACTGTTATATCATCTGAATTTTTAATTAGTGTTTCCATAGTTATTCTTCTGTATCCCATTTTGGTTTTCCTCCTATATTTTCTAAAGAGCAGTACTCTTCTTTTATTCTAGTCTTAAATTTTATCCCGCAGTTGCAAATAGTACATTGGTTGTTGAAACCGTTTAAATAAAACCACCAATAATCTTTAAGTGTCCTACTAATTAAAGGTACATTTTTAAAATTATGCACACAAGTTTTACAATGGCTCAATCTTTTTTTATGCCACTCTGGTAAGTTTTTGTCTTTAATGAACCTAGACTTTATAATATTAATTATTTTTCGAATCATATTTTGTTTTGTATTTCTTCTACTTCTTCCATTAAAATTTTTCTTCTGGATATCCCTTTAGTAAGGGGTATTATAATGTGGTAATTTCTATGCAACCTCGATACGTTTACTTTAGGCTGGTTACTTTGATAATCCTCCTCTATTAAAGCGTATCTTTCTTCCCATAACTGTCTCTGTATTTCTCCTAATTCTTCTGACCTTTTAGTAGTATAGGAGTGAGGGCTTATGTAATTCTTTCTTATCTTACACTCAGACTGTGGCCAATATGCTCTTCCTAAATCATCTCCTAATTTTATTGAGCAAAAAGGAATCTCTTTTTTTCTTTTCCTTATGTAACTTACAGTTGATTCATATACTTCATTAAGTATTTCTTTGTTTAGATAAATGCCGTGTTTGTCCTGCAAGTTTTTTAAGGTCCTTTCCATAACCTCTTTCTTATCGGCTATCCCTTCTTTATACATCTTTTATGAATCCTACTATAAATATTCTTTGATTGTTTTCAAAAAGCTGTTTTGCACATCCTATCATTTCTTCAGATAGATGCCCCTTACGTTGATTGTACTTATCTTTTATTAAGTATCCGTTTTTTCTAAGTAGTGATTTTATTGATCTCATATATCCATCATCTATTTGGTCTGAGAACATAGTTTTTATATCCGACTTGCTTTCATATCCATACACTAAATAATAGGCTAAAGCTTCCCTTGCTCTTATATGCATATTACTTTTTGGAGGATTTACTGCAAGATAAACATCAACAAATTTTTTAGCTAAATCTAAATTATTTTCATATTTAACTGGTATACCGAATTGTTTGGCCATCTATTTTGCTTTTATGCAAATATAGCTATTATAAAACTATCTTCCTAATTTAAAGTGTTAATTTTTTTAACTTTTTCTGTTTAACAAATTTGCTAGATATAATCTATTTATGTATTTTTGCATAAAACCAAAAGAGATGATTGATTACAATATTCACGAATTTACAGAAGATATTTGGATGCTGGTTCCACAAGAAGTTGCATCCAACAAGTATATTGACGAAAATGAAGATTACTTTAGAGACCTACTATTTTTCTTTTACCAAAAAAGAATGAACGGTTTTTCTACTGAAGTAATAGCAGAAATGATAACCGAGTTTTTAAAATTGTCATTTGAACACAAGCCTAAAATGGCTAACATACTAGATGACGATTATCACTTAATGTAAATATTGTTTAATAAAGTAGTGATTTGTTGAACCAAAGGCCCCACAATTATTTTTTAAATAAGGGGGTCTTTTTTATTTTGTAAAATATCAGTTAACATATTTGGAGGATACATTCTTTTTACTTATCTTTGCCTCGAAGATTTGTCCATGCTAGTCATTTACTGTAAAGTATTAACTTCTGAAAAGAAGTGCAACCCTTGGGAAACTTGTCTAGCGACACTCTTCATCCCCAAGGGTTTTTTGTTTTTGAGTGTTTTATCCAGGCCACTAATCATCGTAACGGAATAGGGGTGGCTTTGAACAGGTTTAATAACTGTGCCTTTGCAATAATAAGGAAACATAACGGGGAGGTTTGAAGTCTTAGGGCGCAATCTGTACACAAAAGAAAACAGTATATAGGGTATCCCTAAAGGTTTAAAGAGCCTTCTTCAGTCCGTAATGGGAATTACGATAACTGTAGGGTCAATTTTAAAGGTGTAAAAGCTTTTATCTAAGACGATTGATATTTAAAACTGTTTTTAAAACTAGCTAGAAAATAGCTAAAATGCACTAAATCAGCTACTTACGATTTTTTGCAAGGGGTTATCCCCAACATCCAAATTAAACACTTGCCCGAAAAATTTAAAAAATAACAAAAATTACGAATTTCGCCTAAACGGCGACCAAAGAAAGTCTTTGGATACTGTAAACTTCGTACCTCAGTTTACTAAACAGTAATTTTTCATTTTTAATGTATACTCAGAATGGTACAGTGTGATGTATTTCAGTTTAGTCTTTCGGAGAGATAAAGAAACGGTCTTTTACTCGAACGTAGGTACCTACATGCAAATGGGTTTTAGATTCTACGGCAGTAGGGTAGCAGTTTTGCCCAAAGCCAATCCAATTTTTTAGGGGGTAATTAAATGTTAAAAAGCTTGCACAGTATATTGATTATCAGTATATTTGTATAAGAAATAACAGCATTATGGAAGACAAATATTACACTCCAGAATCTAAAGATCTGCATATAGGGTTTAAATATGAAGTAGCTTCAGTAAATAGTGATTGGTACATTACTAACTGGACTAAAAAAGTTTTTAATCAGGGTGACTTAACATCTACTTTTATTAAATATCCAGGGCATTACAGAATAAAGTATCTTGATAAAGAAGATATAGAAAGTCTAGGGTTTGTTCATACAGGAGGTAGATTAATTAAAAACAATGTAGATATTTTCAGCTATAAAAAAGATTCATTTTTTGAATATGTTTTAAAATATAATTATAGTTTTAATAAATTGGAAGTTTATAAAGAGGATTTAAATTATTTTGAAGCTATCAATAATTGTCTGTTTGACGGAACTATCAAAAACATATCAGAATTTAAAGTACTATTAAAACAGTTAAATGTGTTAACAAGTAGCATATAAGAATATCACAAAAAATTAAAACATGTATACACCGTTTCCAACGCAACAAATAGAGATAGAAAAGATAGTAAAATTTATAGATAGCAAAACATCTAAAAAAGGAATCTTTGCTATGCCTGTAGCTTTTGGTAAATCTATTGTTATAGCTAATGTTGCTATGCGATACCCTGAGAAATATTTCATAAACATTGCACCAAACAAAGAGCTAGTAAAACAGAACTACGAGAAGTACATTTCCTACGGTTATGATGCTTCATTGTGTTCGGCATCACTTAACTCAAATGATGTATCTAAAGTAACTTTTGCTACTATTGGTACATTAATTAAGCATGCAGATTTTTTTAAAAATAAAGATGTAATACTCCTTAGTGATGAGGCACATGAAGGATCTCTTCGTGGAGGACAGTTAGATTTATTTACTAAAAAACTGAAAAAGTGTAAAGTAGTGGGGGTTACGGCCACACCCATGAGATTAAATCCAACATCAGGTGGTGCAAGATTATCTATGATGAACCGACAGTTTAAATGTATCTACTCCACATTAGAGAGCGTGGTGCAAGTATCTGATGTTATCGCAGAAGGACGATGGTCAAAGCTTATATACAACGTAGAAAATGTTGACGAAACAAAGTTAGAATTAAACACAACAGGCTCCGATTATACTTTAAAATCATTGGCAGCCTTTTCAAACGCTAATAACATAAGACAGAAGTGTATAGAAGCCGTTTACAGGCTCCGAGAAGAAGGTAGAAAGAGTTGTATAGTTTATGTTACCTCTATAGAAGAAGCAGAGGCTGTAGCTGCTAAAATAGACAATGCTGCGGTGTTGCACTCTAAAGTAAGAGATGTAGTAAGGGATAGAATAATCAGAGAATTTACCAGTGGGAGATTGCAGACAATCATAAATATAAATTGCTTAGATACAGAAACAGAAATACTTACTAGTGAAGGTTGGGTAAAGCACAATGAAATTAGCTATAATCATGAAGTTGCAAATTGGAAAGATAATGAGGTGTATTACGAAAAGCCTCTAAATATTATAAAAAGAGATTTACAACCTGACGAAAATTTTTATTCTTATGAATCTAATTCCACTAATTTTAGAATAACTAATAAACATGACCTTTTAGTAAAAAAGAAAAAAAAGTACGAAAAAATTAAAATAGAAGACATCTGGGATAAAAAATTCCAAGTCCCTTTTCATGGAGAGTACAAACCTAAAAAAATAAAAATAGATCAAGAAAAAAATAATAAAGGCTTAAATAGAAGAATTACTGCAAACTCTTTTAACTATAGAAAAAAAGACCCTAACTTATCATTAGAAGATTCAAAAAAAATAGCAAAAGAAAGAATAGAAGAAAGAGAGTCTTTAAGGTACAAAAATCCTGACAGTCTCACAAAAGACGAATGTTTTTTAATTGGTTTTTTCTTAGGAGATGGTACTATTGTTAAGAGTAAATCAGATGGCTGTAGATATAGTGTAAGTCAATCTTTTGCATACCCTATTATTATAAAAAAAATAGATAGTATTTTAGCTAGTTGTGGTATTGAGCATGATAGAAATATAATAAAACCTGACAAAAAATCAAAATATAATTCTATTATTTACACTCTGTATACTGGTACAGGTTGGGGGGTTCAAAAAAGAAAAGGAGTATACTCTATAATCCCTTATTTAAACAAGGGAGGGTCTGAATATTTAAAATTTTTAAGTAAGGAACAGTTTAAAAGTTTGTTACACGGATTCTGGATGGCAGACGGTAATCATGGAGATGGTTCAGGAGAGAATAGAAAGCAAAAAGGTAATACAATACACAACACAAATATAAGTTTACTAAATTATCTTCAAACAATATGCGTAACAAGAGGTATAAAGTGCAATATAACAAAGAAGAGTAAACCAAAAAATAAAAAGCACAATCAAATGTATTGCTTAAACTACTCTTTTTCTAACCACTGTACCATTAATAACAGAATAAAAGTAAAAAAAGAGGGTTTTAAAAAAGAAAAAGTTTGGTGTGTCTCTACTACTTCTACTAATATAATTACAAGAAGAAAAGGTAAAGTAATGGTTATGGGTAATTGTTTAAAGCAGGGTTTTGACTATCCTTTACTTTCTTCTATTGTCCTTGCTCGTCCAACTAACTCTTATACATTGTACTCTCAAATACTTGGCCGTGCAGTTCGTATACACAAAAATAAGACAGATGCTAAGATTGTAGATATTTCAGGTAACTATAATAAGTTCGGGGCAATAGAAGATTTAGAATTTCTTAATGCAGATTATGTTGGCGGTTGGGCAGCATTTAGTGGAGATAGACTGTTAACAGATTATGCTTTAGGTGGAAGTCTGGTACCAACAAAGCAAAGTCTAAAAGACCACTACAAAGAATTTACAAATCCTTCAGCATTTCCAAAGGACCCTGAATTTACGTTTGGAAAACATAAAGGTACTAAAGTATCTATTGTTAAAAGAAATCACGAGGGATATTTATTCTGGATGGTTGATCCAAAAACAGAATTTAACTTTGGACGTAAGAATGGAGCAGAATTAAAAGCTGCTATTTACAGAGAGTTAAAACTGCCGCTTGGTGTACCTGTAAAAAGTAAAGACCCTTTTTAAATGGTTTATAAAAAGCATTTTGATTTCAATACAGAAGATTATAAATCTTTAAGTAAAAGCCAACTAAAGAAGATGTGTGATTACTGGGTGAGAAAATATTTATTAAGCAAAACAAAAAAGAATGGAAGAAACGAGATAAAGTGCCCATTAAAAAATAAGTACTATAAAAAAGATAAAATTAATGTATCTCATTTTATTGATAGAGCTTGTATGAACACTAGGTATGATTTAAACAATATCTTTTTGATAAGTGAAGCTAGTAATGTTTGGGATGCAAAAATACAAGTTGAAGGTTATAAATCACTACACCATAAAGAGTATGAGGAATGGCTAATAGAAAAATTAGGCAAAAAAGAATTTGATAATTTGCTAGTTAAATCAAAAAAGATTCGTATATTTGCAGACCAAGACTATATAGAGCTAATTAAAAAATTTAGAAATGTCTAAAAAAGAACATCCTTTTATAAGATTATCAGATTTAATAGAAGAGTATTCAGAGAAGAAAAACTCTTACTCTGCTAAAGAGTTACAGGATATGAGAGAAAACATTTCTTTAACTTTATTTTATTTATCCGATAGTGCATCAACAGCTCTCAGTAACTATGACAAGGCAGATTGGGAACGTAAAAGATCTTATGCTGAGTTAATAGAAGAAAACAGATATGATGAAGAAGGCAGTAAAAACACTGTTACTGTTATGGAGAGTTTAGCTAGAATATCTAACAAAGAAAAAGAAGAGGCAGTAGTTAAAGCATTAAGACAAAAAGAGAGAGTTAGGATTATACTTAGCTCAACTCAACAGATATTAAATGCAATATCTTCACGATTACACATGATAGAAAAATAAAAAATGGCAAAAAAGAAAGAAGAATTAAATGAAGCTCTAGAAAGTTTTAACAGTTTATATGCCGATGGAGGCATTGTTAATTTAGGAAAACATCCAAGGTACCCTGAAAAAGTATTGACAGGTAGGCCCAGTATAGATTATGTTACAGATGGTGGTTTTCCAAAAGGCAGATTAATACTTATCGCAGGAGAAGAATCATCTGGTAAATCGAGTATAATTATACAATTAGCTGAAAAAGTAGGTAAAAAAATTCTTTATGCTGATACAGAAGCAACACTAACAACAGATTACATAAAGAGTCTGGGAGCAGACCCTAATAGTTTCTCACATTTTATACCTTCTACAACAGAACAAATGTGTAATGTTATAAGACAGAAAATACCTGATTATGACGTAATAATCATAGACTCTATAAACAACTCTGCATCAGGAGAACAGATACAAAAAAGTGCTGAAGAAAAAACTATGGCTAATAGGGCTCGTGTTATGTCTGAGCAATTACCTATTTTTATAGGTTTGGCTAATCAGTATAATACAACTTTGTTTGTATTATCACAAGTTAGAGATAATATGAACAAGTCTAATAAGTATTCTCCCGATACAGTAGTTCCAGGTGGTAGATCTTTACATCACAATAGTTCAATGACTTTAGAGCTGTTTAAGTCTACAAAGAAAAAGCAAAAAGAAAAAGATAATCTAGGTAACAAGGAGGAAGTAATTCTTGGTAACATGATTAGAATTAAGTGTACTAAGAATAAAGTAGGAACAGTAAACAGAGAAGTTGCTGTAGAGTTTACTTACGGTGAGGGATACACAATAGAAGCAGATGTAGCGTCTTCCGCAGTTAGATTAGGAATATTAGAAAAAGCAGGAAGCTGGTTAAAGTATGAAGGTGCATCCGTAGCACAAGGAGTAGATAACCTAGTTCCTGTGTTAAAAGATAACCCTGAATTATTAAATACACTATTAGAAGAAATAAAAAGCAAAACTAAAAAAGAAGAATTATGATTTTAACAAAAGTACCAAAACCAAAAAAAGGATGGGTTTACGTCCGAGCATTACAAGAAAAAGAAGATAAAACAGCGGGGGGTATATTTCTACCAAGTCAAGCCAAAGAGATGCAAATGTATTCAAGGGCTATAGTGACTGCCGTAGGAGCAAACACTAGAGAGTATGACATGGAATGCCAAGTTGGAGACGAGATCATTATGAATGCTAAATTTCTAGACCTGTCTGACAGGATGATATCTGTAAACGGAGACCCAGCATACCTTCTTAGAGAAGAGACGGATGTGATTGGGTGGGTACACGAGCAAGACAGACTTGTAAGACCAAACCCAACACCGACAGTACCTAAAGAAAAAAAGTTTGTACTGTAACAGAAAAATAAATTATGAATTGGACATACAGAGGCAAAGAAGTAAAGTCAATAAAAGACTTACCTAAAGATACAGTTGGATTTGTTTATAGGATAGAAGATGAGAACGGCAAATTTTACATAGGTAAAAAGTCTTTAATATCCAAGCTTAATACAGAAGTCTCTAAAAATGTATATGACAATTTAAAAAAAGAAGGCTTCCCTGTGACTAAGACAAAAAATAAAGCGAAGTCAAAAAAGGGAAGCGTTGTTTGGAGATACAAAAAGAGAGTACAAAAAGAAACCAATTGGCAAAAATATAATGGCTCCAATATAGAGCTAAATGCAAATATAAAAAAGGGTTTAAAATACAGCAAAGAAATAATCCAGGTTTGTAAAAACAGTAAGCAGATGTCTTACTATGAAACAAAGCATCAAATATGTAATGGAGTAATAGAAGAAAACAATAACTCTTGGAATGAGAATATACTTGGAAAATACTTTCATAAAGATTTGAAATAACTATTAACTTATTTTTATAATGTAATAAAAAGTATTATCTTTACTGTAAATAAAATTATCTATATGTCGAAAAGAAAAAGTACTAAGTCAAAGTCTTCACTAAATGCCGATAATTTTAGAGTAGAACTTAAACCAAATCAAAAAGTAGTTAGTAACTTTTTAAAGACCAATGAAATATCAATACTGAAAGGTGCTCCAGGTACAGGTAAAAGTTTTATACAGTTGCATAGGGCAGTAGAGGGTCTTTTAGCAGGAGAGTTTGATGAAATAATCCACATAAGAAGTGCTGTTGAAATAGGTGTTGGAATTGGGTTTTTACCAGGGGAGGCAGAAGAAAAGTTGGAGCCATATCAAGAAGCATTTTTTGATAATTTAAAAGATATGGTATCTGGCCCAGTGTTGACTAAAGTAAAAAAGGCAGTTCGTTTTGAGCACGTTGGTTTTTTGAGAGGTAAAACATTAAAGAGATCGGCAGTTATATTAGAGGAGGCCCAAAACCTAACTTTAAAAGAGCTTATATCAGTAGTAACAAGAGTCTCTGATACAAGTAAACTGTTTATAAATGGGGATGCATTACAGTCGGATATAAGAAACAGTGGATTTTTACCGTTTGTAGATATTGTAGAAAATATAGAGGGAATAGGTGTTATGGTCTTAGGAGACGACTACCAAATGAGAAACAGAATGATTGTATTAATCAACAACAAGTACGTAGACTTTTTAAACAAAAATAAATGATAATAAACGAAGAGGAGTCTAAAAAGAAAGACTACGGAACGATAGCATTTTTTAATAGCGATAAGATGTCTTCAAGCAGATACGAAGAAATTAAAAAAGAGTTAGAAAAACAAGATTGTGAAGCAGATATTTATTTTCATAAAGGGAATACTTCTACATCACAAATAGCTAAAGGGGAGTACCCATCATACCTTAAAAAAAGAGAAGGTCTAAAAGAGTCTGAAAACAAAGTAGACTACGGAGAACTAGATTGGGAGTACATAGATGCTATTACTATCAGAATGGCTAAGAATACTAAGTACCCACCTGAAAATTGGAAAAAGCCTATGGATATAAAAGAGTTAGCAAAATCTGCAATAAGACACGCTAGAAAAATACTTCAACCATTAGAAGGTGATACAGAAACTGATTTAGAACATGCTGAAGCTCTTGGTTGTAATGGAATGATGATTAACTATCAACTTAAAAATTATAATAATGGCAAAGGGTAAAAGAGTAAGCTGGATGTATGGCGGTAAAAAATATTATGGTACAGAGATTCCTTCAAGGGAAACTTCTGAGGCAAGATATGCCAGAACAGAAAATGGTAAGATAAAGAAAATAATTAAAAAAAAGAAATCATGAGAAACCCAGGAGTACCAACAGGCTTTATAGAAGTTGAAGTTGTAGACAGTAGACTTACTAAAGAAAAAAAAGAGAAAATAGATATTAAAAAAAGAGAGCTCTTTGAAAGATTAGAAAACGAAGATGACGGTCTTACAAGAGAACAAAAAAGTGCACTGGGTTTAGACGAAGACACTACAGACCCTAGTGTAATTACAGAATATTTAATGGACGAAGACTTTGAAGAGTTTACTTATAAAAAATATATAAGAGAAGACCTTAGAGTAATAATTACAGATAAAGGAGAAGAGAAAATAACATTTTTAGACATAGACGGAGAAGTAATAGAAGTTACAGATAGTGTATCAGATTTAGTAAAAAAGTTTGCACAGTAAATAATAATGTTGTATCTTTGAGTATATAAAATAAACCAAATAAATAAAAAATGGCACAAGATTTAAAAAAAGTGAAAGTTAAAAAAGGTACTTTCTACATTTCTTCAAAGGAAGATCAAGGCGAAGGGTGGACAAAAAACGAGTTCAAAAACCCACAAAACAAAGATGAAACCCTAGTAAGGTATCACAGAGAATTATCTATAGAAGGTAAGATAACTTATCTAGCTATGAAAGAAGATAGATATGATGGAAATGTACTGTCTTTAATTGTCAACAACAAAGAAAAAGAAGAAAGCTATTCTTTGCAGATACCAATTATGGATACGGGAGGAACTGTAAGAACTACCAATCAGTATTTCAATTCTATTGCGGGGGTCTTTAAAAATGTAAAGAAGGGAGATACAATTACAATGTTTGTTAATACTAGGAACGAAGATAGGAACGGTAATCTATACAGAAATATAGTAGTATTGAACGAAGATAATAAGCCTATTAAATCTGATTTCAGTTTTACAGACTCACCAAAGTGGGTTGTGTCTACTAAAGAAGATGAATTTGGTAAAGAAATTAAAGAGTACGATGCAACTGAATCAAATAAGTTTTACATAGCCAAGTTTAAAGAATCTCTAGCAAGTTTTGGAGAACAGACAGAAGATGCACCAGAGCCAAAAAAAGCCCATGATTTACCCAAGGGAACTCCAGAAGAAGCGTTCAAACCTTCTGAAAAAGAAGCAGAGGAAGAAGACGACAGTGAACTCCCCTTTTAGTAAGTATATAATAATCAGGCAGTTACAATAACTTAAACAACTCAACCCACTATAGTATATAAGTGCTATCTAGGTCTCGCATAACCCGAATATGTGTGGGTTTTTTAAAAAACTAATAAATGGCTAAAGAAACAGATACAGGGTACCAATCATTCTTTCATAAGTACTGGGTAAAAGAGATTAAGAAAAGAACCAAGGCCACACACGTTGGACATATCGAAGGGTTCTATGACCAAGACAATAAAAGAAAAATAAACTGCATACACATAAAGAGCAAGACCTTTGAACTAAAGTATGGAGGAGCTAAAGCTTTCAGTCTTTTTACAGACAAAGATTATGAACAGGCGATAGAAAGTTACTTAACAGGATTAAAATACGAGAGTGATGAGAGAAACAACAGCTAAAAGACAATACCAAGACTTTTTAATGCATGAGGAACTACTAGAAATCTTTCCTCATTTTTCTGGAAATTGGGAAGAAGACAAAGAAGAGTTCGAAATAATTTTCGAGCAAAATAAAAGTTAAAAATAAAACATGCAAGTAAACCTACTTTTAAACTGTTTTAGAAAATACTCTTGTGATAAAACACTACCTACAAAAGAGGCTCTCATTAAGATGATTTCCTATTTAAATAAAGAGTATTACGAGTTTGTGCTTACTAACTACCCTAATAACTATACTGCTATAATCTTAAAGTTTTTCGAAGAAGAGGAGGAATACGAAATTTGTAATAAAATAGTAGAGAGAGTAACAGTATATAATCTAGTAAACACAGACACAATATCCACAAAACTAGCCGACTGCAATGAAGTATAACTTAGAAAAGATTCAAGATATTTTTGAAACGGAACAAAATATAACACTAACCGCTAAAAGATATGCTAAAGAAGAAGGTATAGAATATGATGATAGTCTTAGGAGAAAGTTTAGTAGCTTGATTAATAAGAGCAAAGAAGTAGAGACTGTAGTAGACACTGACCTTCAAACTGAAACAACAACTGAGACAAATCAGTATGCTAATGACAAAGAATCTAAAAAGTCTTATATGCCCTCAGCTTGGGACGCTGAAAATAATTGCTTTTACACTATAGAAGAATATTGTGATAAATACAATCTGGATATAAGTACTGTTCGCTCTTCTAAGCTTGTAGTCCACATTGCAGGTCATATGATATACAATATCGCCTTCTCAGAGAGCATTTTTAGTGAAGAGGGTATAAATGAAGAGTTCGTTGAAGAAGTAGTACAGAGACATATAAAGCCTGTTAATATAACTTTTAATAAAAACCTACCTGTTAATTCAGAATACTTTGATAGGTGTGTAATGACAGATATACATTTAAATATGGACCCATCAGGGGAAATAAACACAGTGCCTATGTATCAACATAAGTGGGGAAGTAAAGAAATATTCGAACGACTAGATTTAGCAATTCAACACATTATAGACCATAAAAAAGGAGACGTATTAATTATAGACGAACTTGGAGACCTAATGGATGGTCTTAACTCTCAGACCACAAGAGGAGGGCATCATTTACCCCAATCAACTTCTGATAAAGAAGCCTTTCAATTAGGCATAGACTTTAAGATGTACCTTATAGATAGGGTTGTTCATTTGTATGACAAAGTTGTGATGAACAATATAACAAATGATAATCACAGTTTTTTGTTTGGATTTTTTGTAAATGATTCTGTTAGAAGGATAGTAGAAACAAAGTATCCTGATAAAGTAGAATATAATGTAATAGAAAGGTTTATAGATCACTATTCTGTATCAAACCATACTTTCATAATTTCTCATGGTAAGGACAGTGGAGAAAAGAAGTTTGGCTTTAAAGCTACTTATGACCCTAAAGCAGCAGACGTTATAGACCAATATTGCAAATCTAATAAATTGTATAATGGGAACTTTTTAGAATTTTCTATGGGCGACCAACATCAACGTATTTTTGACACCACTTCTAATAACGACTTCAACTACTTCGCTTATGGAGCATTCTCTCCTCCTTCTAATTGGGTAGGAACAAACTTTAAAGACACTAGCTCTTCTTTTGACATGTTTAACATACACAAAGAGAAAAACTTAAAAATTAATATACCCCTTATATTTTAAAAAACTTAACTTAATACTTTCAATAAACTCTCTAATTTTTAGGGGGTTTTCTTTTTTTATAAGGATAAAAGTATTATCTTTGATAAAACAAATAGAATAATGGAAGATAATAATTTACAGTTGGACCTCTATGACTTGATAGAACAGGAAGTAGTGAGAGAGAAGTTAGAAAAAGAAGATCAAAAAATGATTGATAAGCTTCACAAGAAAGGAATTAACTTTACGGTTTTTAAAAATGCCCTGCCTGAGAATAAAAATATAACAGAAGATCAGAAAGTGTTTTATTACAAACTGTTTGCAACAGACAACTTCAGAGCCCAGATTAGTCTAGAAAGTTTTGTAAAAGACTTAGAATTTTTACTTTAAAATAAAACTATGAAAAATTTGCTTTGGCTTGATGACAGGAGGAACCCATTTTTAAATGAAGATGAGAAAGTACCTGGGGATATACATGATTGGAATATTAATTGGGTTTTAGACTATAATCAGTTTGTATCTTGGATAGAAATGTATGGTTTGCCAGATGCAATTTCTTTCAATCACGATTTACATGAACAGCACTATACGCCTGAATACTTTTGGGATGACTATGAAGCAAGCAAAAAGTTTCAAGAGTGGAAGAGTAAATCCTATAAGTATGAGACTGGAGAAGGCTGTGCTAAGTGGCTAGTAGAATACTGTAACAGTAATGATGAATCTTTACCAGAGATATTTATTCACTCGGCCAACCCTGTTGGTGCAGACAAGATAAGAAAGGTAATAGAAGATTTTGAATTTATAAATGAGCTGCGAAAGTAATATAAAGTACAACATATACATGGATTATGAAAACAAATGAAATAAGATACTATATGGCAGATCTTATCGACACTTTAAAAGAGCACTTAGAAATAAATGCTGGCCGATTAGCAGAACCGCTTTTAAAAGAGGGTAGAAGTCCTACAGAAGATAAAGAGTGCCACAAGGCTTTTCTAATGTTAGCACACTTAAAAGAGATAGAAGAGTATTTAAGTAGTACAACATAGTATAGTACCCAAGTCAGGTTTAAACTGACATAAAAGATACAAATTAGATTAATAACTCGAATACTAAACTATTCGATAAATACAACGAATGAAAAATTTAAACGAAACAGTCACATTTAATATTGACCCTAATATCACAGGAACGACTACTACTAATAATCCTAGTACAGGAACAACATATTCCATTAATAAATATTCAACACCTTTCAAAATTGAGGTTAGAGAAGAAAGCGATTGCATAGAATTTATTTATAAAGAAGTCTCTCAAATTTGTTATTTGACTTATCCTGCAATAGAAGCTGGTGAAAGGGTTTTTAAAATAGTTTTTTCATGTAAAGACGGAAAATGGAATAAGTCTGACAGAATATATGGTGAGATAGTACCTAGCAGTGATGAACAATATGTTTTTTAGAATTTACAAAAACTATAAAAACATGGTAATGAAACTAATGTCTCTACGACTAAAATCTAATAAAATAATATGACAAAAAAAGAAAAAAGGGAATTTATTTATAATAAGTATAATGGACATTGTGCCTATTGTGGGGAAGAGCTGAATAATAAATTTCATGTAGATGAGGTGCTTCCTGTTATTAGAAAAAGAAAATGGGTTAAGTCGGGATTCTATCATGTTAAAACTGGAGAAGTAAAAAGCAAAGATTCTAGGGCATTAGAAAACGAGGATTATAAATGGAAAGAAGGTAGGTGGGTTGCAGATGGAATGCGATACCCAGAAAGATTAAACATAGACAATCAAATGCCAAGCTGTCCAAGTTGTAACATAAACAAACATAGTGGTACTATCGAAGATTTTAGAAACCTAATATCTGGATTTATGAAACATTTGAATGAAGTAAATACACAGTATAAAATAGCCAAGAGATATGGTCTAGTAAAAGAAGAAATAAAGCCCGTTGTGTTCTACTTTGAAAAATTTAACAGTTTAAACAAGTAATAATGTACGAAATAATATTAAAAACTTGGTACCCAGAAACACCTTATAAAAGGAACAATGAAGTTTATAAAAACTTATGCTTTGAAGATATAGAAGAGGCTGCAAAATACCTTAGTAATAATTTAGAAAGTATATTAGATGAATTTCCTGTTGATGGTGAAATAAAAATTAAATACAACCAAGAGCTAAGCTTATATTAACTATGGAAGAAGAGAAAAACAAATACTGTGAGTGTAAAGATACAGAAGTAGAAGAGGTCGATAGTTCAACTTGTGAAATCTGTGGTAAAGAAAAGTAGCTAGTTTAAGCTAATTTTAGTTACTTACCCCTACAATCATATAACAAAAAGCTAATACTGTCTTAAAAGAGCTTTAAATAAACCCACAACAAGTAATTTTAGCAGTATTCCACATCGCAATATGCAATGATAGTTTAAAAAATATATCCTTTGGGTACGGATAGTAATCTAAAACAAATATTTTTAAACTTATTTTTTACAGAAACTTTAACAGTATT